TAAAAAAAAAAAAAACCTCCACAAGTTAAAAAATTTACTATTGGTACTAAAAGAGAACATTATAATTATATACTTTCAAAGTTACGACAAAATCAAATTATTAGAACAAAACAAGAACGAAAACAAATTATTAATGACTTCCGAAAATATGGGGCTTTCAGAAAATTTCTTGGGGCTGCTCGTTTCAGAAAAGCTTTAACAAAATACAAAAAACAAACTCCTCCTCCTTTCAGAAAATCCAAAAAAAAACCAACTCCTGTTAAATTAACACCAGTCACGATTAATCAAAATAATAATAAAACATATAATAAAAATACAAGTTTAACAAATCTATTTAAAACAATTAAAATATAAATTAAATTTCAAAGAACATTTTACAGTTTCATCAACAATCGATACATTTTTATTCTTTTTGTTACCATTTTTCTTCTTCTATACTAAAATTTATATATATCATTTTTGTTACTGGTTTGTTACCATTTTTTCTTCTTCTATACTATTAATTATATATATATAATTAACGATAAAGAATTAAAGATAAAAAATATTTATACTATAATGGGAGGAGGACTTATGCAAATTGTGTCATATGGCGCACAAGATGAATACCTTACAGGAGAACCGGATGTTACATTTTTCAAGATGGCATATAGAAAACATGCTAATTTTGCAATGGAGTCAATGGAACAAAATGTAAATATAAATGGAAATTTAGTGACATGTGATATAAACAAAGACGGAGATCTTATAACAAATTGCTGGATAGAATGTGAGAATGAAGATTATGATTTAACTACTGGATATAAGGTTCAAGATCCTAAATGGGAATTAAATGGTAGTTTGAATTCAAATTTTCAATACAAAATGAATCATAGAAATGGGCTTCAAATGATTGAAAAAGTTGATTTATTAATTGGTGGTCAAGTTATTGATACACATTATGGAGAATGGTATGATATTTGGTCTCAATTATCATTACATAGGAAAAATATAGATGGATATAACGACCTTATTAATAAAGATCAATCAAGTATAAGGAAAAAATCATTTATTCCTTTACAATTTTTCTTTTGTAAAAATCATGGACTGGCGTTACCAATGGTTGCATTAAAATATCACGAAGTATCTCTTCATATCACATTCAAAGATAATGTAATTAATCCGAAAGTGTTTGTAGATTATGTATATTTAGAACAAGAAGAAAGAATAAGATTCGCACAAATGGAACATACAATGTTAATTGAGCAAGTACAATATTCAGGAACACCAAATTTAGATGACAGAGTTAAACCAATTGTTAAATATTTAAATTTTGCACATCCTGTAAAAGAACTGATTTGGAAATACACAGATGATACATATGGAAGTAAAGAAGCAGGAAATATTCCAATAGGAAGTGAAATTACTATTAAATTAAATGAATATGATAAAATCACAAATAGAGAGGATATGTATTTCACACATATTCAACCATTTCAACACCATACAAATATACCAACTGGAAGTGGAATATATACGTATTCTTTTGCACTAAAACCAGAGGATTATCAACCAAGCGGAACTTGTAATTTTTCTAGATTAAAAACAGCACAAATAAGATCAAAAACCGGAATAGGAATAGAAGTGTATGCAATAAATTATAATATTTTAAAAATCACATCAGGAATGGCTGGATTAGTATTCTCAAAGTAATTTTTTTCTTCTTATATAATACTAAAATGGGAGGAGGTCTTATGCAACTCGTAGCTTATGGAGCCCAAGATGCTTTCTTAACTGGTAACCCAGAGATCACTTTCTTTAAGGTGGTATATCGCAGACATACCAACTTTGCGATGGAATCCATTAGACAAAATTTTAACGGCTCAGCTTCATGGGGTAGCCGCGCAACCGCAACCATCAGTCGCAATGGTGATTTAATTAGCAAATGTTATTTAGAAGCAAAATTACCAACTTCAGATGGAAAAGCACCAAATGATGACGAAAATAATTTGGTTGATTATTGTGATTCAGTAGGACACAAACTTATTAAAGAAGTTGAACTTGAAATCGGTGGCCAACTCATCGATAGACATTATGCTGAATGGCTTGAAATTTGGTCTGAACTTACTCTTCCATCCGAAAAAGTCAGCGGATATGCTGATATGGTTGGTAAATCTGACTTCAGACACGAAAAAACTACACCAAAATCAGGTGATACTATTTTTGTACCACTTCAATTTTTCTTTTGCAGAAATCCAGGACTTGCACTCCCACTTATTGCAATGCAATATCATGAAGTAAAACTTAGTTTTACATTTGAAAGTGCTACAAACTGTGTGAAACAGAACCAGGATATAACCCCTGCCGCAATTTCACCAGAACTTTGGGTAGATTATGTGTATCTTGACACGGATGAACGTCGCAGATTTGCACAAGTTCAACACAATATGCTTGTTGATCAACTTCAGTACAATGGTGGTTCATCAAGTGATACAATGGATCTTACTTTCAATCATCCATGCAAAGAGCTTGTATGGGTCCGTCAAGGAGACACCTCTGCATTTGATTTTACATGTGGTTCTAATAATAATCAAGGAGGACCAATTGAATCAGCTATGTTAAAATTAAACGGACATGACCGCTTTGAAAAACGTAATGGTGCATATTTCCATCTTGTTCAACCTTATCAACATCATACTAGATGTCCAAGCAAATATGTGTACTGCTATTCATTTGCTTTAAGCCCAGAAGAACATCAACCCAGTGGATCATGTAATTTCTCTAGAATTGACAATGCAAGATTAATCTTAGAAAGTAATGTTGATGCTTCAGTAGGAACAAACAAAGTATTCGCAGTAAATTACAATGTCCTTAGAATTCAAAGTGGAATGGCAGGATTGGCATTTAGTAATTAAATAGTATTAAAGAAAATATTACTTAGGAAATCATAAAACATGTCAAATATTGCAGAACGTTTTGAAACCGATTCTGCTATAGATTTAGAATCAGAAACCGATAGTGAAATGCCAGATCTTATTTCAGATTCAGAGTCTGATTATGATTACGAATCTGAAGTTGATGAAGATTATAACTTAATATTAAATCAGCTTGATAATGTATTAGAAAATATAGAAGTATTAAGAAAACAAACAAACGAAAACAACATGTTATTACAAAATACATATAAAACACATTATATTTATATATCTACAGAAAGATATTTTAATATTATGCTTTATTTGTATTTTTTATTTTTTTATTTTCTAAATTAATATATTATATGAAAAAAAAAAGAGAAGATATTCCTATTGCATATGAAACCGAATATTATGAATATGAAACTATAGAATATGAAGAAAAAGATGAATCAGATGCAGATATATCAGATTTAGAATCAGATATTTCAGATAAAAATGATCAAGAAATTATTTTAAAAGAAGTAGAAGAAATGAATAATCAATATTCATTTCTTAAAGTAAAACTAAATAAGAAAAAAGAATCACTCAAAGTAGAAGAAACAGAAGAATTAATAGAAGAAAATTATTTGTCAGATTAAGTATAATGTTTATAATCCATTTTATTTTGCCATCTGTACCAACTAGAATGCATATCTATATCATTTTGTTTTGCAAAACAAAGTACATCATGTATTGAATACAATAAATTATTTTTTATTTGTTCTGTATTTTTAGATCTAATAGATTTTGATAACTTTCCAAGTAAAGTGTAAAAATTTAACCAATTAATATCATTATAATTGTTTAAATCTTTATAATAATAATTCATATAATATAAATATTTATTTATTTTTATTTTCAGCCGACGACAGTAGTTTATAAAGTATTTTATTATGCGTATCTAAAGATTTTTTAAATTGAGTTAAAATTTCAGCAATATTTTCACCATCTTCATTAGTAAAAAAATGATTAATTAATGAAGGAATATTAAGATCTTCTTCATCTCCAGATTCTTCACCAATTTCAGATTCTTCTTCAATATCGGATACTTCAGATTCACTTTCTTCTTTAATAATTGTAGTCATTTATAATACATATAAAAATATTTTCGGATATTAAACACAAATAAAATATTTTATTATATTACAATGGACTCTCAATTAATAAACGAAGCTAAAGGATTAATGGCTGGAACCGTAGATTCATCTATGAACTACATGAACTTAGGATTTACTCTTGCTTCTGCATTAGCATGGCACGAATCAGCTAAAATGTTAGTAAAACAGTTTGTTAACAAAGGTAATGGTAAAACATCTGCAATGTTATTTTATCCTGTAACTGTAACTGTACTTGCAATTTTAGCATTTAGAATGTCTAGAATGGTAAATCCTAATGTAAAAAAACCAGTTGTTGTACCAATTATATCTGGTTAAATTTACTTAAAGCATATATTTATTTATAATATAACTGTAAAATATGACGTGGAAGTTAGTAGATTGTTTTTATGAAACTAACAAATTATCACAACATCAAATTGATTCATATAATATTTTCATTGAAAACAATATTCAATCTATTATTAATAATGTAGGAAACATTGATTTAATAAAAGATAATGTTATTGATGGATGTATTGAATTTGGTAATATTTCAATAAATTTGCCTATACATTCAGAAGCAGATGGACAGGTATCAAAAATAACACCACATGAAGCAAGATTAAGAAATCTTACTTATTCATCATCATTATTTATAGATATAAAATACAAATCTAAAAATAATGTTGAATTATTTAATAATTGTTTTATAGGAAAAATTCCTATTATGATAAAATCAAACATTGATTTACAAACTTCATCAGAAAAAGAATGTACTTTAGATCAAGGTGGATATTTTATAGTTTCAGGAAGTGAAAAAGTTTTAATTTCTCAAGAAAAAATGAATAATAATCAGATTTATATTTTCGAAAATAATAAACAAATAGAATCTGAAATAAGATCGTTATCAGAAAATGATATGAAATCTACAAGTACAATTAAAATGCATATTTCAAAAACAAATGATTATGATAATAAACTAAAAATCCAATTACCATTTTTAAAAAGTGATATTCCAGCTTTGTATGTGTTTCATGCAATGGGGAAGAATTATAGCGATTACATTGATATGTATGATAATGATATAAAAGAATTTTTACTTTTTTCTGAAATTGATTTAGAAGAAGCAATAACAATTCCATTATATTGCGAAAAAAAATTAAATATTAAATCCATTATTTCAAACGAAAAAAAAAGTTATATATTAAATGAAAACTTTAGTAAAAACTTTTTTCCACATTGTTCTACAGTAAACGAAAAATTATTTTTGTATGGATTAATGATAACAAAAACAGTTAACTGTTTTTTGAAAAAGAAATCATTCGATGACCGGGATCATTATAAAAATAAACGTATTGATACAGCAGGCGATTTACTTAGTTTTTTATTCAAACAATTATATAAAAAACTTCATAAAGATATGAGCACAGCTGCTCAAAAAAATTATGAACAAAATAGAATTTTAAATATAGCTCAATTAATTAAATCTAAAATTATAACAAATGGTATGAAATATTCATTAGCAACCGGTAATTGGGGAATGTCATCAAATCAAGGTATAAAAGTTGGAATATCACAAGTATTAAATAGACATAGTTATATGAGTACTTTGTCACATTTAAGAAGAATTAATTCTCCAATTGGAAAAGACGGTAAAGTAACATTACCTCGACAGTTACACGGGTCTCATGCATACAGAATTTGTCCATGCGAAACACCAGAAGGCCAACAATGCGGACTTGTAAAAAATATGGCACTTACTTGTATAATTTCGCAATATACTTATTCTGATACAATTAAAAATATTATTTTTGAAATTGATAATATAATATTTCTTGATGAAAAATATTCATTTAATTTAACAAAAATAATGGTTAATGGTAATTGGATTGTCTCTACATCAGAACCGGAAACAGTTATTAATATTTTAAAAAATAGAAGAAAATTTTTAGATATTTCATCACATGTTGGATTATGTTTTGATAAATTAAATAATGAAATAAGAGTTCATACTGATTCGGGTAGATGTTTAAGACCATTAGTTATAGTTGAAAATGGTAAATCAAATCTTACATCTGATGTTTTACAAAAAATAAAAAAATATGACTGGAAATGGAATGATTTAATTGTCAATGGTGTTATTGAATATATTGATTCAGATGAGGAAGAAAGCTTACTTATTGCATTTGATGATAATGATATCATAAATAGAAAGATTCATTTTACTCATTGTGAAATTGACAAAGCATTAATGCTTGGGATTTGTGCATCGTTAATTCCTTTTTCTGATCATAATCAAGCACCAAGAAATGTGTATCAAAGTGCGATGGGTAAGCAAGCAATGGGTTTATATGCAACAAACTATCAAGAGAGAATTGATTCTTTTTCACATGTTTTACATTATCCTCAAAAACCATTAGTTAAAACTGATACAATGGATACATTTCAATTTGAAAATATGCCTTCTGGTGTTAATGCTATCGTTGCAATTGCTTGTTATGGAGGACAAAATCAAGAAGATTCTGTTATTATGAATCAATCATCTATTGATAGAGGACTATTTCGTTCTTCATTTTATAGAACTTATAAAGATGAACAAAAACAACAAGGAGTCAGTAATAAAGAAGCTTTTGAGAAACCAGACAAAAATGTATGTTTAGGAATGTCTTTGGGTGATTATTCTAAAATAGATAACGATGGGTTATCTTCACCTGGTTCTTTTGTTAATGAAAATGACATTATCATTGGAAAAACAACTACTATACAAAACGATGAAAAAGGATATAATAAAAAAGATACAAGTACATCATTGAGACATAATGAACAAGGTGTAATTGATAAAGTTATGATAACAAGTAATGAACATGGCGTATGTATGACTAAAACTAGAGTTCGTTCCATAAGAATTCCAGAAATGGGTGATAAATTTTGTGGAGATGATAAATTTGACGTACTAACTAATAATGGATGGAAAGCAATTGCTGATGTAACAAAAAACGATACTGTTGCCACATTAAATCCCGATACTCACATTATTGAATATCAAAATGTAGAAGAAACATATAAATTTGAACACAAAGGTGATATGTATAGAATAAAATCACAACAAATTGATTTGTACACCACATTAAATCATAAAATGTATGTGAAACAGCGTCGTAAAACTAATTTTGAACTTATTGAAGCAAAATACATCTATCAGAAGAGAGTTTCATATAAAAAGAATGGAATAAATAATAACAGAGACTATCAATTTACTTTAGATGATAAAACTTCATTTGATATGAATATTTTTCTACAATTTTTTGGTTTTTGGATTGCTGATGGTTGGGCAAATAAATATACATTTAAACGAAAAAACAGAAAATCATTTACAACAAATCACGTGATTACAATATGTAAAACAAAACCACACACTCGCGAATGGATTATTAATATTATCAAACAGCTTGGTTTGCATCCATGTTTTCATAATAATGATAAAATTAATATAAGTCATAAAGTTTTAGCAAAATATCTAACAACGTTGAGCGTTGGTGCAACAAATAAATTTCTTCCATCATGGGTATGGAATCTTAGCGAAACACAATCGCAAACATTACTAAAAGGACTTATTTTGGGTGATGGAAATATTTCAAATTCAAAATCATGGATATATTTTACTAGTTCTATTCAACTACGAGACGATATTCAGAAATTATGTTTTCAAGCAGGTTGGTCTGCTTCATACAAAAAATGTCAGGACGCAAATGTATTATTTACTATAAGAAATAAACAAGTAAAAACAAATGCCATATCGTGGAGATTAAATATAAATAAAACTAAAAATGAACCAACTGTTAATCATGGACATGTTCATGAACAAAACATTCAAGAAGAATATATTGAAAATTTTGACGGCTATGTATATTGTATTTTAGTTCCTAATCATATATTTTACGTAAGAAGAAATGGTATTCCTGTATGGACTGGTAATAGCTCAAGACACGGGCAAAAAGGAACAATTGGTATAACATTGCGGCAAGAAGATATGCCATTTACTGCAGAAGGAATTGTACCTGATATTATTATCAATCCACACGCCATACCGTCACGTATGACAGTAGCTCAATTGATTGAGTGTGTAACCGGTAAATGTGCGGCACTTAATGGAAATATTAGAAAAGCTACAACTTTTTCTGGAAATAATCCAGAAGTTATTTGCGAAGAACTTAAAAATTGCGGTTATGATAAAAGAGGACGTGAAGTTATGTATTCTGGTCTCACCGGAAAACAACTAGATGCTGAAATTTTTATTGGACCAACATATTATCAACGATTGAAGCATATGGTACATGATAAAGTTCACTCAAGAGCTCGCGGACCAGTACAATTACTGACACGACAACCAGTTGAAGGACGTTCAAAAGAAGGAGGATTAAGATTTGGTGAAATGGAACGCGATTGTATAATCAGTCATGGAGCTGCTGGATTTTTGAAAGAACGATTAATGGATGTTTCTGATAGTTATACAACATGTGTTTGTAAAATATGCGGGTTGATGGCTGTAAAAGATAAACAACGGAATATAATGATATGTAAAGGATGTAAAACTTCAAACGGTGTAGAAGAAATAAAACTTCCGTATGCTTGTAAGCTTTTGTTTCAAGAATTAATGAGCATTAATATTGCTCCCCGAATTAAATTATAATTTTATATTTCTTATTTGATTAATAAATTTCTTTTTATTGAGATATTTTTTCACATGCTTTTCAATAACTTTTACTGATTGTTTTGTATACTGTAAATTGTCATTTTCGTTAATATTACGTTTGGTTGCAGTTGTCATTATGGTTCTAATATCTTGTTTAAGATTCTTTTTCAAAAACAGTCTTTTAAATTTGTCAGATCTTGCAATTTCGAGTTCTTTATATTTTTTTAGATTACTGAATCTGTTAATATTTACTTGTCTTCCATTTTGATATAATTGTTTCGTTCCATTGTATGGTATCTTCATAATTGATTTATTTATAGTTCCACTTGTACGACAATATCTTAATTTTTCATTTTGTCCTTTAGATTCAGTCCAAATTAAACGACAAGTGTCAACAAATAAAATACCTCCATTTTTTGAAATTTCGTTACATCTATGTTTGTGCGATTTTGTACTCATAAAAGAAGAAATAAAAGAAGAAATAGTATATATATTGTCTTTTGCATTCTTATTATATTTGTGAAAACATGTGAGCAAATCTCTATTGTTTTCATTCATTGGTAATTTATACAATCCAAGCTCACTTTTTTCCCAGTTTTTTCTACTTGAATATGGTATTATGTCTATGTCTTGATCTATGTATCTTGTGCCAGGTGGTAAGATAATAAATTGTTTCAAACCATCATGCTTTGTATTTAATGTAAATTTACCAGGATTTTCTTTAAATTCTAATAACTGTTTTATAGATGAATAAAACTTTTTTGAACCGTTATTAATTTTTTCACTTACACTATATCCCATAGGACTCGTAAATATTATTGATACATTATCCGGTATTGTCTTCCATTTAAGTGTTATTTTCTCTCCATTTTGTTTTGAAATATCAACACAACCATGACTTGCAAGATAAAAAAACTCATCTGGTATTTTTTTAAATTTTAACATCGATTTGTATAAATCTGTGGTCATTTCCTTTCTATATCTTTATATTTTATATGTATTGTTGAATTTTACTTTTCTCTAATAAGAATGAATAATAATGAATTTTACTTTTTATATTTACCATTATAATGTTGTCAGGTCTATTTAATAATGTGAAAAAAAAAGATTCTAAAAAATATGTAAAACGTAGCGATAGTAGATTAAAATTAGTTGCATTAAAGCAATTTGAGAGAAATTTAAATAATAGTATAATAAATAATACTACACAATCATACAAAAATAAATATTTTGAGTTTAATAATAGTTGTAAATTAAAAGCACAATCTACTTCAAAGTCGTGTATCAAACCTCATCCATTTATTAAACGCCCATATACAACACAAGAGAAACAAGACATCATGAAAACAATTAAAACAAAATCTATAGATGAAATTTATAAAGCAGGTCTTATAGAAAGACTTGATACTGTTAATTCTTATATTGGTACACATGAACACAATAACTCTGTTGCAGCAAAAATGAAAAATTTAAATAGTTTACTTCCTAAAAAAAAACGTGATCTTCTTGTTAATCTGTTATTATCATTTATTAAGAAAAAACAATTAGTTTTATATGGAGGAATGGCGATAAATCAATATGTTGATGAACGATTTAATTTATATCCAAATGAAAATTCAAATGTCATGATCGATATGGATTCTATATTTCCAGATTTTGATGTATTTTCAATGAATGCATTCGATGATGCTAAAGAATTTATAACTTTATTAAAGCAAAAAGGATTTTCAAAATTAAGTATTAAACGAGCAAAACACGATGATACGTGGAAAATAAGTGTGAATCATTTCCAAATAGCGGATTTTACTTTACCTGACTCACCAATACCATATAAAATTTTCAAAGGCATTCGATATGCAACAATTGATTTTTTGAAATCAGCATTATATAAAGCAAGTTCAGATCCATCAGGTGGTTATTTTAGATGGAAAAAAGATGCTTTAAGACTTGATAAGATTCTTCACGCAGAAGAAAAATATATTCGAAAACATGGAAAATTTTATACACATTTTTCAAAGAAATCTAAATATCAACGATTTACATCTGATTTTTACGGACCGTTATCTAAAGGAAGCTTTAAGATGTCTGGAAATAAGAAATGGAATAACAAAAAACGTGAAAATTCAATGAAAACAAAAATTGAAACTAAACCTGGTAATATTATTAAAATTGGAAAGAAAACAATATCAATTAAAGAACCAAAAATATTACAGTTATTAAACATTCCAAAAAATGGATCATATGTTCCGTGGACTAATAATAAAGCATCTTATAAAATAAATTAAATTCCACCTTTTCCACCTTTTCCACCTTTTCCTCTATTCTCACTTTCAAGTCTCATTTTTTTAAATAAATTAAAATTTTCATTTATTAATAAATTTTCATTTATTCTGCAATTATATAATTTTTCTGACAAGTTATTAACAGATTTTGTAACACTACCAGCTATTTCTTTTCCTTTTCGTGAATAAACAGGTTCACCAACTTTTTCTTTTCCTTTTCTAGAAGTAGATTGAGACGGACCAGCTTCATTTGCTTTTGGTTTACAAGATTTAGCAGCAGATTTTGGTTTCCGAGGTTGAGATGGACCAGCTTCATTTGCTTTTCGTTTACTCGGTTTAGAAGGACCTGCATGATTTTCTTTTGTTTTCTGTGGTTTAGAAGGATTTGCTTTTGTTTTACGTGGTTTAGAAGTACCTGTTTTTTTAACTATTTGTTCTATATGCTTACATGCCGCTGATTGATTTGAATTACTGTTTGAAAAGTTAAAGTTTTGAAATAAATTTGATGTATTTGAATTTGAACTATTACTACTTAATTCACTATTTTCTGCGCGTGATTTTCTAAATTCTTCTTTGAATAAATATTTTGCGAGTTGATATGATTTATTATTTCTTCTTGATTTTTTATGTAATCCAGTTCCTGTTTTAAAATTATGCAATTGAGCTTTAGATTTCATAAGTCCGTTTAAAAAGAATTGTTTATGATTTTGCATTAGACCTGATCCGTAAAATATATTTATTCCTTTCATTGAACAATTCATTTCTCTCTTTCGTTTTCTATTTTCTTTATTTTTAAGAACCATTAATAATAATAATAAATAAATGTTAAGCTTAAAGAAAATGTTATAATATATAAATGAGTAAAGGGATATTTGATCATATTGTTATTATACAAGATAAAACACTTACTGGTTCATGGAAACCAATTATATTGTTTACGTTAACGTTTTTAGTTGTAATTGGAGTTACTTTATTAAAGAAAAAAATAAATAAACAAGAATATATCATTGAAAATATTATTTCTTTTGCATTGAAAATTGCAGTTATTGCTGTTATTGTTAATTATATAACTGGAAAATTATTTACATCAAGAGAAAAAATGTATAAAGCAAAAGGTTTTTCAAACAAAAGTTCTAAGGGACAAGCGTATGCTGACGCGCGATTAAGTCAATTTGTTGCGGCAGTTGGTGGTTGTATTATGTAATGCGTTTAACAATTATATATATATTATATAGTATTTTGAGGTTCGCCTCAAGTCCTTGTAGCTCAGTGGATAGAGCGTTCGACTTCTAATCGAAAGGCCGTGGGTTCGAACCCCTCCTGGGACACCATGCTTACTTGGTCTAACGGTATGATTACTGCCTTCCAAGCAGCCGACCCGGGTTCGACTCCCGGAGTAAGCAAATTAATATTTAAATAATATTCTTATTCAAATATTTTTACTTTTATTATTATATTTACGAAAAGTGTATCAATAAAACTTGTTTAATTTTTGTTTCATATTAATACACATTCAATTATTGTTGTATGTATTTAATAATTGTGTTAACTCTAATTCTATAATTGGTGTTTGCTCAATAATTTCATCTACAATTTGTTGTTCTATATATTTTCTTTTAACACCTATTTTAATATTAAATATATCTGTTAATTTTATTTGTTTATTAATTTTAAAAATTTCTTCAATATTATTTTCAAAATCTGTTAATTTTAATGTACGCATAAAATATGTTAAATTACGAAATACACCAATGCCGTACACAATAGGGTAAAAATCTAAATTTATATAATCTTCTACATTATGTATTAATTTATTCCATAATTTTCTGTTTTTTATTATATCTTCATCCGGTATAGATTGATGTTTAATATTTTCCTTTACAAATGTTTCATGAAGGCCTGTTATTAACTGTTCATAACCAGAATTTAATTTAATTGGATTAAATGTATTATTACATCTCAATGGACATTTCACATTTTTTTCACTATATTTTATTAAACATGTAGAACATAATAAATGTCTATCTTCATCTAAAGAAGAACCATGAATATTCCATAAATATTTACCTTCAAATATATATTGACAAATTAAACAAGGAAAACTCATTATTAGTATTACATTACTTTTATTTACTTTCATTATACGTAAAATAATACTAATACAATTTCTTTATTTTTCTTCCAATATTTTATATCATCAAAATATGTATTATTGTTTCCGTACCAATTATATTGTGGTTTTTCAAAAATTTCATTGTACCAATTTTCAATGTTCATTATATAATTATTTTCCAAATATGAATTAAAATTCCTATTATAACAATATTGAAAATAAATGAAATTATAATTAATAATGCTATAATATTATATATTCGATCTCCAAATGTGTTTTTTATATCAAACGATTCATAATTGTTCATTTATAATATATATATATATTGTATATTTTAAATAAGTTTCAGTAGTTTTATTTGTTTAATTTCCAGCTCTAATTTAGAAATAAGTAAATTCTTTTCGACAATCATATCAATTAAACGGCTATTTAAATTTACTAAATTGTCTTTTGAATAATTATGCATAAATTGTAAATTATTGTCTCTTGTCCGTTTTTCAAGAGGTGATTTTGGAGGAGGAGGTAAGTTATTTGGTAATTTTGTAACAATATTTAACCATTCTTGTTCAAAATTTGGTACTCTGTCTATTTGATTTATTTTATTGAAACTTTTTGATTGTCCTTTTAAATACTTTTTTATATCAGCATGTTTAACCAATGCTTCTAATTTAATTCGTTTATGCGGTGATGCTTGTAAACATCTTTGAATTATAACACGAAACCCACCGTATACTGATTTATCGACTTCAAATTTACAATTGTTAATTTTTTCTCTTAATTGATCAAAATTTTTACATTGAAATGGAATTCTTCCATTGTGAGTCATTTGAAATAAAACAATACCCATAGCCCATATATCAATTTTATGATCATAAAATGCATGTTTCAATATTTCAGGACTCATACAGTATGGAGTTCCTACAAATGACTTTGTAAATTTCATATAATTATTTAAAATTTTACTAACTCCAAAATCAATTAATTTTATATTATCATGTGAATCAATTAATATGTTTGCAGTTTTTAAATCTCGATGTATAATATTATTATTATGCAGATACATTAAACTTCCGCATATTTGAGAAAAATATTTCCAAACGTTTTCATTTAATAATTTGTTTTTTTTAATATAATTTTCTAAAGTTCCTTTTGAACAATATTCCATTACAATACACATATAATCATCTTGAACAAATGCATTATAAAATTTTATTATAAAATTACTATTATGCTCTGAAATAATTTTTAACTCACTTAATATATATTTCTTTTGATTATTTGTAATTCCAATAAGATTCACTTTCTTCATTGCGTAATCTTTATTTTGATATGTAACATGATATACTTTACTATAGGCACCCTCGCCAATTTGTTTTATAATTTGGTAGTGAGACATAATTTATAAATGTTATATTATATACACATTGTATTATTTAAGCATTTTCTTTATTACAATTTAGGTCATATTTGTATTCAATCAAGTACTTGACCTTACTGAATTTCAAATTTATATTTGAATTTTCACTGCTTTTGTAAAATTCATTCGGAAGAATATCGATTGGATCAACTGATTTACATGAGTTGCCTAAATACTGAATTTTTGATACAGGAATACCATCGTCATCAATAGAAAATGAAGCTCGAGGAATATCAATGAATCTTACTTTCACATTAGATCGTTCAGAATAAGGTATATAATTATTTAAATTTTCCATTTCATTTGTAATAAGTTTTCCACCACCAATGTAGAAAACTGATAGTTTCGATGAACGATTAGAAACATCTGTATAAATATATTTTGTTAGTAAATCATTTTTTTCAAACCATTTCATGCCGACTGGTAGTTGAACTTCATTTAATAAAATATCAATTCTTTTATTTGTTTTCAATTGACACCAGCCTACTTCACAGTTTTTTATGTCTCCATCGCAAAATTTCTCAGATGTATCTTTTGGTTTGTATGCAACAAATTCTGTACCCTGAGGTAATGAATTCATCAGTTCATAAATTAAATGTGTAAATGAATCAGATTTATAAAGGTCGCCATCCCAAATAATAGTTTGAAAGTTATTTTTCTTTATTACTTTTACTAAGTCTTGAATAATACATTTATGATGATAATCACTTGAGTTTTTAATATGCTTCCAAGAAATAAATTCTGAGAATCCTCGAAGCATAAGTGTGTTTCCGTATTCTTGAAGGCTATCATTTGAAATAGTAATAGAATAATTCATCGTTCAATGTTTGTTATATTACTAATATAACTATTTCTTTAGGTGATTTATTATTGTTTTTCTGCTGCTTCTCTTGCAATTTTGTCAACACGTTCATTCATTGGATGTCCATTATGAGCCTTTACCCATCGCCAATCAATATGATCAATTTTTGCTTGCTCTTCGTCTAGTAATTTCCATATTTCTTTGTTCTTAATTGGTTTATTAGTTGAGCTCATGTATTTATTTTTTCTCCATTTATTCATCCACTGAGTTATTCCTTTCTGAACATATTGACTATCAGTATAAATAATACAATTTTTTATTTCATTTTTCACCAACTCTTGACAAGCGTTGAAAGCTGCGGTTAGTTCCATTTCATTATTAGTACTAACTGGGGAACTTCCCCATAATTGTGATTCTCCATCATCCCATTGAACAATAACACCCCATCCACCTCGTCCAGGATTTCCAAGACAACTTCCGTCAGTATAAACAACAACTGGTTTCGTGCTTTGGTCTTCTGCAACGTCAACTTCGATTTTTTTCTCATCATTGTTTTTAAGGTCGTATTCTTTGATTGCATCCACCATATCAGAATTCTTTCTTTTTGCCGGAATACCTCTATCCTTACACATAGATCTTAGTTCTTTTTGCCCAAGTGATTCAGTCATTTTAAAGTTACTTTAAGTATCAACGTTTGTATTGTTTAAGTGAATATAATAAAACTAATGCAATGAGTGAGTACATTAAATATGGTTTTGATTTTGGCATTTTTGTTCCTTGATGGTCTTCATTAGTTTCACAAACCTCAACGATATTGTCACTGTCTAAAGGAACAAATGGTGTAAAGATATCAGGTTTATCTTCAAAACGTCTTTCAGGAATATACGGCATTATAATATATTATATATTATTATGGGATGTACAAATGCTTTATTTGGACTTATGAAATCAGGAGATTGTTCTCCTGAATCAAATTTAACAGTTACAAAAGATCTTCTAAACAAAAATGTTAGTAAAACAATGAATGAAATGGAAAGTTCAATGACTACTAATATTACACAAGTAAATAACGCAACTGTAAAATTTGGTTCCAAAGCTGTATTAAAAAACTGTAAAGCTGAAATAAAACTTGACAATACAGGAACTGTCAATATTATAAATGAATTAAAAGAATCTCAAACTAAAAGTGTAGCAAATCAAATTCAAAATGATTTGGCTTCAACATTAAAGAATTCATTATCGAGTGAGGTTGGATTTATGGGAAATGAATCAACTGCAAAAATGAATACAAATACATCAACTGTTATAAAAAATATAGTGAGTAATGAATTTATATCAAAAACATCAAATGAAGTTTTTAATTCAATGACCCAAGTAAATAATGGAATTGTTGAGGTAAATGGAACATTTATTTTTGATAGCGGAATAAATCCTCTTCCTGTGTGTTTTGAATTAAGTATGAAAAATCAGCTAGAATTTGCAGCATCAAATATAGTAGATAAAACTATATCTGAATTACAATCTAATACAACTTTTAATAAGATTAATGAAACTATTGATCAATCAATGACACTGAAAGCTGCCGGAATAGACTCTTTAATATCTGCAGCATTATTACCTTTACTCGTAATGATGTTATGTTACACAGCAATTGCAATTGCTGCATTAAAATACGGAATAGGAGGTTCAGGTGAAGGAGGTTTAGAAGGTAATTCTGTAGCTAAGAAAATAGTTGGAATTGTTTTCGTTTTGATTTTGATAGTAGGTGGAGAATATGCTTATACTAAAATATCATCAGCTAAAAAAGAAATGTCAGATATAACTGTACCAAGTGCAGATGAACAAGAAAAAAAAATTATGATATATAAAGGTAATGGAATAACAAAATTGTTTGTGTCTTTATATACTAATGGTTTAAATAATAAATCTACAATGGTTGATACATGATTTATAATTGATGACGGGTATTATACAACTGATGAAAATGATGTTAAACAAACATTACAACTATATGTGGATAAAAAAAATGATGACTTAGAACAAATATTTGAAACTTTCGGTGAAATACAAACTGCTGCTGATATTGACAATGCATTAATGAAATTAACAACCGATGTTGGTATTTTGGAAGAAACAATAAAAAAACAAGAACAAAAAATAAGCTACATTTCTAGTGAGGTAGAAATAAAATCTTACAAGACAAATATAAATATAATAAATGAAAAGAAATTAAATATTAATTATTTAGTTGATATAATTGTGTTTAGTGAATTACTTATTATTGAAAATACACCAGAATTTAAAAGCGACATTATTACAAATAAAAAACCATCAGATTTATCTAAATCTAACATTATAAATTTTGATCCTATTCCAGCTGGAAATTTATCTCTTGGTAATTTTGGAGATATAAATGGTTTGCAAAGTACAGATGAATATATTACATTATTAGCTGATCACTGTTCAAAAGCTTGTTTAGAAAATGATGAGTGCAATGCTATGTATATTGAGAAATACAGTTGTTTAGATAAAAGTGATGAATGTGAGGCAGAAGAAGAAGTGAATAAAATGACAACATGTTATCTAGTAAGAAATGTTGATGAGCTTGATGAAGCATCTAACGGCATACATAAAATATTAACAAAAAAATAAAATATAATATATATATGGGCGGCACCACTTCAAAAAGTGATGATACTCTAGATGCCAAAATGAATGACAATTACGAAAATGTATACGACCTTAGAAAAGCAGCTGCCGAATCAATTTTATTAAATAAATGCGGAGATAAATGTAAAAAAGAAAAACAAGTATCAGCAAAAGTTGTTTCAAGAGGTGGTTTTAAATCCGATGCTACAAATGATTTTGATTATAGATCAAAGTGTGCAAACAATCCGAGTTGTGACGATGGAGATTGGGAATATGGTAATTTTAATTCCAATTGTGGTCATGCAGGTAGTCATGAAAGGGCCTTATGTTTGAAACCAAATTCATCAAAATTGCTTTATGCAAGTCAAGGAACAAATGTAGTAGAAGACAATAAAACAACACCATGGAATTACTATGCTTCGCTTCGAGATGATGAAACTGAAAATACAATTTGTCCAAAAATAGGTTTGTTAAGTAGTAATTACACGAATAAAGAATATAATAATTACGATGACGGAACTGATTTTGGGTCAGGGGATAGATATAAACAAAAAATACATGCAAATTTAAATTGTAATTATAATTTACATGAAATCAAAGAAGATGATTTAAAAAAATACAATGGAGAAGATATTTCAAAACTATTTCATCAAGATTTTAAAGGATCTTCTAAAACTGAAGTAGAGAAACATTTAAATGATGATTTGTATGATCCTATAGTACAAGAATGGTGTAAGTTACCTCAAAATTGTTTAAGTAAAACATGTACTGATAAATTTTCAGGAAATAACTTACAAAGCACCAGACAAGAAAGATGTTTAGAATATGCAGAAAATGATTTGCCAAAACCAGACGCATGTAACATATCAAATATAGGAGATGACAATTACGACATTTTTATGAATAAATACTGCGATTCATCAAACAAAACATTAATTAAATCACCAGAATGTTTCGAATGGGGGACACGTAAAGTGAAAGGAACATTTAATGAAAAATATAACAAAAATGTACGAGATTTTTGTGAAAAATATCCAAATGATTCTTATTGTAATTGTTATATACAAGCTAATTTTGATACTATGTGTAAATCTGCGGATCCTGTACCTGATGAAAGTGGTCAAATCAATTATCAGTACCCAACGTATAATGATGATGAACAAAATGAATTAGGAAGATTTTCTTATATAACAAATACACATGGGGATTTTGTAAAAGATACAAAAGGACAAAAGATTAATGCATCAGCATGTCAAGACATGCAACAACAATTAGATGTATATAATCAATATCGAAAGCCAAACTCTAAAACTGAATGGGAAAGTCCAATGTTTAAAAATGCGTATGATGCAAAAACTATGAATCCTATATGCACAGCAATTGCAGGTGGTACAAATACAAAGAGTGGGAATATAGGTTGTAGTCAAAAACAGAGTGATACACAGTTTTATGCAAAATTCACCGATGCTGAATGTAATGTTGATCAACAAAATTGTTATATAAAATTAGAAAACGAAGGTACCATAGATAATCTTTCAGCTGATTGTAAAAACGAACTTACAAATAATAATGATACCCCAGGTGATAACTCAGATGACACCCCAGGTGATACCCCAGACGATACCCCAGGTGATACCCCAGACGATACCCCAGGTGATACCCCAGACGATACCCCAGATGACACCCCAGATGACACCCCAGATGACACCCCAGAAGATAAATGGTATTATATTTTTCCAAGTTGGTTAATACAATTATTTGGAGGTACATTAAAAAAAGAAGAGTTTCAACAATATAATAAATACAAAATATTGTATTATGTATTAATTGTTGTATTATTTGTTCAGATTAGTACAAATAAAAAGTATTTGAAAAAGATGAAGTCATTAATTTCATAAATTCATAAGAAGATCCATATTTCCAGTTCCTACCTTAGACATTTTACCAACAATAATATTTTCAGTGACACCCTTCAAGCTGTCTGTTTCTGAAAATATTGCTGCTTCTGTCAATACATCTACTGTCTCCTCAAATGAGCACTTCATAAGTGGTCCTGTATTTGCTTTATTAATACCGTGTCGTGTAATAGCCATTATATCTCCTTTATATGTCATTGTATCTACTAATGTTAGAAAGTGTCTCATATTTACATAAGTTCCATCAAACTCGATTACTTTACGGAGCTCTGCAAGCAATAGAGACCGCGCTGCTTCAATTCCAAGTACTTCCAATACATTGTTAATATCATTTGTTTTAATTTGAGTGTAATCAAAATACTTATTATTCATCATAAGATCAATACAAGATCCATCTGTTTCAATTATGAAGTTGTCATTTTCATCTGAAATATATGTTTGTTTAATTTCACGAGATCCTTGAAGAATACATTCATGTTGAAGTTTATGACACATAACTTTGATGTATCTTTCAATATTAATATGTTCCATTTCTTCTGTTTTAATTATATATATATCCATCAATAGTTCTTTACAATTTTCATTATTATGATTAATATACAAAATATTTTGATATTGTTTAAGCATTTCTATAGAAATATCAAGCAATGATAGTTTTTTCTTTTGAAGTATGTCTTTATTAAAAGAATATTGAATGATTAAATCGCAATATTCATCATCATATTCGTCTGGAATATCTAAATATAAATTCGAATAATTATCATTTGTCTTATTAATAACTTTATACGATTCAACAACTGTTTTTAAATCAGTAAATTCGAGTTCTGCTGCTATTTTTTCAGCACATTCCTTTGTATTATATTCATCTTTTAATTGAAGAATCATACTTGGTGTTTTTATATTTTTTGAAACATTTATAATTTCTTTGAGTCTCGGTACCCCTAAAGTTGCATTCTTAGAGCTGTTACCAGCATTATGAAAGGTATTTAATGTATTATGTACTAATACACATGTATCAACCATGAAACTATCATTTCCAGGAACTGTAAAATCATAAACATATTCTTGAGGATCAGGTAAATATTCTAATTTTGTAATGGAATCCCAAACAACATCTCCATATGCAGCTTGTATTAGTATATTTAGTTTTTCTGTTATATTAATATTTTGTTTAGTACTAGCTTTTTGAAATATATCAATAAATTTTAATAGTGTTTGTCGCCCAATATGTTTTTTATTTCTTTTGAAATATCCAAATGTTCGGCTTTGACTAGGTAATTGTAATTTTTTACCAAGATCTCCAATAATGTTATGTAACTCTGGTATCATATCAATATCTTCTTTGTATTTCCCTGTCTTTTCAAAAAGTTCATAATTGTAACTAATAATTGTATCAAGTGCTTCTGATTTATAATCAGTTTGAAGACCAATATTGTCTTTGAACAATTGAGCATATTTACGTGGAATATTAAGCTCATACAAAACCTCATAATTTCCAGGATATTTAGATTCTATTGTTCGATCTTTCTTCTGTTCAAGAAGAACTCCAAAAATATTAAAATATGCTAATAATTTGCAAAAATCATTTAGCATATTTTTATTCACAGAATGAGATCGGATATTGCATTTTGGGGCATGAACATTTCCATCTCCATCCCAAAATCCTGAAATAATTCCGCTCATAAATTCTAAGTTTGAGAAAAATACCCATCCTGGAATAGTTTTGTTGTATGATCCTGTTTTGAAATTATCAAGAAGAAATTTCGCAAATGATTTCGAAGAAAACAGGTTGTCTTTTGAAATATATTCTTTTCCATTTATATATCCATATTTGTGCCGTGAACTATATTTTAGTTTATGTTGAGAACAAAATTGTTTAATATTTTGTTCAAAAATTAGATGTACTTTTGAAATATTGATTCGGATTTCATTCACATTTCCATCTGCTAAATATGCTCCAATAATCCAACCAAATTCTTTTGTTAGTTTATGTCCTGCATATTCATGTAATGGATTTTCTATTTGCGGAATATATTTTGCAACAGGAATACGATGTCCTACTTTCAAATCTGAACCAAGTATTGGTACAATTTTATTTTCAGATCTTTTCAAAAACGAATGACTTAATGTTGCTGTTGTTGTTCTTCCTGAACGTGTTGTCACTTTTACCATACCTCCACGCGCCTTGTGTCTGGAGATTTCGCTAATTCGTTTCCAACTTGTTTTTTCTTGATCTGACACACCAACGATATATATATTTTCTTTCAACGGTAATGCAATACTATCATTTCCTAAATCAATAACATTTTCTGTATTATTTTCTATTTCTTGATCACAAAAACTACCCATAGTTCCTTTGAAATAATATCCATTTTTCTCAGTAAGTATCATAGTCTCACTAAGTTGACACAGTTGTGTAGTAACTTCGCCAAGTGACTGAGCGCTTGTAGTTCCAACCATTTCACCAGTAGAAATCAATGATCTTTGAAATTCATATTTGATACATTCTAATAAATCAGTAAATGCTTCTTTAGTAAATTTATACACTTTTCTAATTTGCTTGCTTGAGAGTAATATTCTAAGCATCGAATGGAGTACATATACTGAATTATAATTGAATTTATCTAGTACAACATTTTTTCCTTTATGATGATAAATTGTCAATAATTTTAATGTTTCACATAAATTATCATAAATAAATTTTGGTGATAATCTGTCATATCGAACAGGGTATTTTATTGAAATAGATTCTAAAATTCTATGAATATGAACCGGGCTTTTTAATGAAGTACATTTAATATTTTCTTTTATATCATTTAACTGAATGATTTCATCTTTTGGAGTTGAGCGTTCTATAAATCGGTCTGCGAATTCTTTGTCTGTTTTCCATAATGAAAAATTTTCAGATATAAGATACGTTGCATCCATACCATCCTGTCCATACACAAATTGAACTACATCGCCGATAGAATTTCTTAATGTTTTATCATAAAAAATTTGGAGATCTTCCATAGCTTTTACTAGTCGTCTTTGTATATATCCAGTTTCACTGGTTTTAACAGCGGTGTCAATTACTCCTTCTCTTCCACCCATTGCATGATAGTAGAATTCAGATGGAGTCAAACCTTTATTATATGAATTTTCAACAAAACCTTTTGCAGCAGGACCAATATCATTTTCTTCATAATGAGGTAAAACGCGATTAGTATATCCTAGAGCAACTCTTTTACCAGCTACATTTTGTTGTCCGACACATCCCATAATTTGTGCAATATTCAAAATAGATCCTTTTGATCCACCTGTAACTGTTGTTTTAATATTGTTTTTTAAAGTCGTATTCAGTTCTACTTGTCTTCCACTTTGAGCTACGGCATTATTCAGTACTTGATTGATTTTTGCTTCATAAGAAGATTGTTTTAAATTATTTCTTTTGCCAATTGTAATAATTTGATTAACTTTCTCTTTTGCATTATCAACAATTTCTTGTACAGCAATATTTGATTTTTCATTAGCAAATATATCACCGGCCCCAATTGAAAATCCGGTCTCTTGCAACCAACAATTTATTAGATACTGTGTTTGAGAAATAAAATCATTAGCTGCAGTAGACCCACAATCAAGCCATGTAATATGAATTATTCCTCCTTCAGTAGCTCCAATTGATTTTTTACAAATTTGACCTGTTAATAATTTACCATTTTTAATAAAAACTTCAGAATCATTAACAGAAAATGAAGTTGTGTCTTCTGGCATATGTTGAGGAGTAAATCGATGAAGATTAATACCAGGTAATATCAAATCAAATACTTGCTTACCAGTCCATAATTGTTTTGGTTTATATATAGTAGGTTTAGGTAAGTTGAAATTTGGTTTTTTTAGTTTCATCATAATATTCATGAAAAGTTCTTTCGTTATAAATGTATCTCTTGATGTTATTTTAAATGTACCAAGAAGTGCGTCTTGAATAATACCAATAATAGGTTTATTACTCTGAGAAGATATAATGTTATTTTCAATCATCATTATTTCTTGAATTTCTGCTTTTGATTGTTCCGATTGCGGAACGTGTATATTCATTTCGTCTCCCGACACTACCAAGTTCAACTAGGAATTTCCTCCTAGAATCATTACTCAACTCTGTTCTACCAGAATTCACGCTCTCACGTGGGACTAGACTGTATCTTAAGCAAACTCAGACTGATTAGATCTTCATTGTTCACCCACACCCGTCACGGAATAATTAGCACCCATCAGCTAATTATTCACCAGTCGTTGAAGCTTCACCATATCCTATCATAGCGGACTTAGGTGATATAACTGCGGATTGCCCAATCCCTAACATTGTTACCATTGGGGACGGCTATTAACCGTGTTCCCCGCTTATCGTTTCCAATAAGGGGTGGTAGTTAGGGCTCTAAGGGGTTTCCCGCTTCAAGGTGTGTCGCAATATAATTATATTTTTGGAAGTATTCTGTAATGTTATCTTGTATTTTATTGTGAATGCAAAATTTTTGAATTTTTAGTTCTTGAAATAGTAAACTTTTTGGATGTATATTATCACTTTTTGATATATTGTCAGACGCGTTCATTGGATATAAATTCTTCCAGTTGAAACAAATTGCTATATTTTCACTATCTTCTAAATCAAATTTATTGATCGGGAATACATGATCAATGTGCCAAAACGATCCATAATTATCCCAATTCATTTCATAAGTAAAATTTGATTCAAGCCATTTTTTTATAATACCAATATTAGTTCCGAGATAAGAACTTGTCAAATCGTTTTTATTTATTTTTTGACGAAGTCTTCTGCTAAGATTGCCCCGTAGTTTAGAACCAATATGATTGTCCCTGTAATTTCTTGCAATTTGATTTATTTTTTCTTTATTGTTTTCACAATATTTCTTATATTTTATTGCAATAACCGTAGCATTTTCTTTTCTATATTCTCTACATCGTTGATTTTCTTTTTCTTTATTTTTAATATGCCAATCTCGTTTACATTGAAGATTACATTCTAAGCAATTGTAATTTGTGACCGATTTATATTCATCATTTGTTTTCACTTCATTACATTTTTTACATTTTTTCATTCTAATAACATTACTTCACATATTCTTAAATATATTTATTATATCACTAGGAGGTTGCACGCTTTTCACGCCTCCTGTTTCCGACAGAAATTTATTTTAGTTTTATGGAAGTAAAACTGCTATGAATTTGTTTATCGAAGTCTGCGTTGTAAGGATCAGTAGCACTAAGATTCATCCGAAATGTATCAAAAGGCATAATCCGAGCTTTATGTCCCATCATTGAAAACTTATGAAGTGACGGTTGGCGATTGAAGACCACAAGATCACCATCCTTGAGGTGTCGTTCAACTTTATCTCCTATTTCTATTTGGACAGGATAGTCTTTCTTCACAAATCTCAAGTCTTTTTGTTTTCCATCTTTTGTAAATACATATTTAGCACCAGTGACACCACATGAGGTAACAGGTCCATTATTTACATATTCTTGTAATTTTTGAATATTAAATCTATTAGCTATTTCGGGATAAGTTAATGTTTGTGCTATTTTATGCGGAATTCCTAACTCATTTAGATCAATATTTGGTTCTGCTGTAATTACTGTTCGTCCGGAAAAATCAACTCTTTTCCCCATTAAATTTCCGCGAATACGACCTTCTTTTGCTTTTAATCTTTGAGAAATACCTTTGATTGGTCGCCCTGTTCTTTGTGTTGATTGAGGAATTCCAGAAATACCATTATCAATAAATGTTGAAATATGATACTGAAGAAGTGAAATTAATTCTTCAGTAACGCCTTCATTATTATTATTATGTTGTTTTGATTTAATTAATGCATTATTTGTTTTAATTATTTCAACGAGTTTGTAAGTAAGATCATCTTGACTCTTTATAGAAGAATCTATTATAATAGATGGTCTTACTTGAGGTGGCGGAACAGGGAATGCTGTAATAATAAAGTCAGTTGGTTTTGTATTTAATGAAAAACCTAATTTGCAGTAATCTTCTTTTGATATTTTTTGAAAAATACTATTTATATGTCTCATAGATAATAATACAGGTCCGTTATCAGTTTGTGTATAATACTTGAAGTTGTCAAATATAACTTTTGGTGTTACAAAATCACAATCAGTACATTTATGTTTATTTTTACAACCGTCAACTGTTGCTTTAAAATATTCTTTTCTTGATTTTAACACATTAATTTCTCTATTAAGAAGTGATGAACATTTCAAACATACACATTGTAAAATTTTTGTTATATATTTTGTAAATAAAACATTATAAACCGGTTCATCTAATTCAATATGACCGAAATGTCCTGAGCATTCTATTGCAGTTTGTTTACATGTTTGACATATATATTCTCTGTTTATTGTTCCTAAACGTAAATCGCATAATCCATCAGCTTTTGGAACACCTTTATCGAATAACTCATGAGATGTAACATTTAATACAGAATGTTGTCTTACATCTTCTGAATTAAAAATTGAAAATTCAATTTGTTTTATATCACTCATATTAAGTGTTTATATTAATAATAGTTTTTATCTTTAAGTGTGTTTTAAATATACATATTAACTGTAAATACACCGTTGTATTCAGGAATATGAAGTGTATCTCCATTGTATAATTCTTTACAACCAGTTTTTCTAAGACATTGTCTATCTTTAATTTTTAATTCAATTTTTATTTTACTTTCATCATTTGTTATTGTATAATAATTCCATGTGTTAGATCGAACGTGTGTTCTTCTTCCATACAAAGGGAGAATTATATTACTATCATTTTTATATAATACACCTATTCTAGTAAATGGTTCAATTCTTTGTGTATTATAATTAAAAAAAGGTTTTTGAATTATATTCTTGTTTTTATCTTCAGATTTTGAACTTATTGTTTTATTTAATATAACAAAAAGAATAATTAAAATTAAAATAGTGTTTATATGTTTCATTATTATAATATAAGAAATAATGTTAATAATAATAAAGAAAAATTTATTATATTTAAAAAATAATAATATGTAATGCGTATTATTCATACATACCAAACTTACACGCACATTTATTTTTTATTGAATATAACAGTTTTGAATTAAATCCAATACAATTAATTCCTTCTTCATCCTTATTTAATACAATATTTTCATTACATATTGTACATTTTTCTAAAGTTAATTCAGTATATATTCTGTCTCCTTTTTTCAATTTTAAATAACTATATAATTCTCTGTTAATAATTAAATTTTTCTTTGCTCTTGTAATTGCAACATATAATAAGTTGTATCCTTCAATAGCTGAACGCGATTTATATACATAAATTGTATTTAATGAAGTAATTAATGGTATAAAGTCATCGCTTAGTTTAACATTATCATATTCTAATCCTTTTGATTGATGTACAGTTGATAAAATAACATCTGCTTCTTCTAATGGTACAATTTTAATTTGTAAACTTTGATATTTTTGAATTAATTCATTTGTACCATATTCAATCCACAAATTAATTCTAGTTACCCACTTGTAATTATTTAAATTTTGAAAATGTATTTTTGCTTCATTTACTGTAGAAAATGGAAGTTTTGAAATATGATGCTGTATACCGTTATCAATATTATGAAAAGCTTGTACATATTGTATTTCTTTTGTGAAGTTATATTCTTTCCCTAATAAACAGCATGATGTATAATTATTTAATTCAAATGCTTCTTTTAATATTTTTATGTTTGATCTGGCAATCAACGTATATTGTTTTGATTTTTCTTCAAGTTGCGAAATGTTAGTTAATATATTTGTTTTTAAATCACATGAATATATTTTCTTGGTTTCGTTTTTAAATTGATTTAATATCATATTTGACAGATGTGATATTTGGTATCCATATCTAAATGATTGTGATAATGTAAACTTTTTAATATGTTTCGTTTCATGATTTTGAAACGGATTTGCAACATTTCTAAAGCCATATATTTGCTGATGAATATCACCAACCAAATATCTAATTGAATGTTCTTGACATTTTAAAATACTTAACATGCATTCAGTGGCATCTTGAGCTTCATCTAACATTATGATATCATAATTTAGACGATGTTTTTGTAATTGATACATTTTTAAATACGCATCATGAGGTACTTTACATTGTAACGTAATTATATCATTCCATAATTGTGAAGCTTTTGTAATATAATATGTTTCGTTACTTAAATTTAAATTTACAGAGTGACATTCAGATATTTTTTTAGACGAAGATGAAAAAAATGTTTCTAATATTTTTTTAATTATATGTGCATCTTTATTATCAATCATAAATCGATTTTCGATGAATGTTAATGTTAATTTACCTATATTAATTTTTTTATCTGGATCAACTTTATTTAAAGCTAAAGAATGCATAGTACAAATATCGGTATTACCAATACCTGTAATATATTTAGCATTTTCAACTAAACTTTTATTAAATGTTAAATATAACACTTTTTTAGATGAATTATATTTTGCTATATTCATTAATGTTGTAGTTTTCCCTGTTCCAGCAAATGCTTGTATTAAAATAATATTACCTGCTACATATTTAAAATTTATTATATCATTTTGTTCTTGAGTTAATCCTTTTATATTTTTCATTCTTTCGCTATGAAATCGTGATAAACACCAATCAATATCATATTGAATTGATTGAGGATATGATTTTCTATATTTTGATATATATTCTAATTGATTATGAATAACTTCATAAATTTCAAATATATTAAATTTATGTAAATTAATTTCTTTAATATTTTGATATAAACTATGTATATCTGAATGTAATTGTTTATTACATAATTGTAAGTTTTTATAATCTTTTACTTGTAAATAAGTTGTTATTTTTTTTATTACATTTATAGGAAGATCATTCATATAATATATTATAGTTTCTTCTTTAAATATACCTGTATTTCTTCATAACCATATTTTAACATTTCATTTATTTTTTCTTTATCTGGTAAACATAATTTATCAGATAAACTTAAATTATTATTTGTTTCTTTCAATACAAATATATTTTCATCTGTTAAATTTATAGTGTTTTCGTATAGCAAACTACACTGTTTAAAAAATATTTTTAAAATATGTGATACATATTCAGTGAGGTTTATTTCTGACGATATATTTGTTATTGTACTATCTAATGATAAATATATACCAAGTTTATTGTTTTTAGAAATATTTTTGAAATACTCCCATGATAAATTGTTCATTACAAGTCCAGCATCAATATAAAATTCATCATTGAAAACTTCCTTTTCAAAAACGAATGGTATATTAATACTCAAAGATAAAGCTTTTAAAATTGACATATTAGGATGAGTTTTGTAATTAAAATATACAACTTTTTCTTTATTTAAATTAAATGATGAAATAACAACTTCTTTTTTTGAGTGTTTAAATAGTTCTAAAAATGTTGGTGTTATTTTAAAAGTAGTTTTCAAAATATTTTCAACTGTTTCAATAATATATTTCTTTGATAACAAGCCATACTCAGTTATAAACAAATTTAAATCTAATTGATCTAGATTAACACTATTTTGTAAGTATTTTATATTATCTATAATAATATCTACAGTTGTATAAGATAATAACACTGCAATTACAGCTCCAATTGAAGTTCCTAAAATAGTTGTTACATTATGTAATTGATTTGTTTCTTCTAAATATTTTAAACTGCCTGCAAACTTTATTCCAGACGATCCACCTCCGCTTATTGCTAAATGTGTAAGCATTAATTTATTATTATTTTTAAACTTTAAATATTGCAACTACGCAAAATAGTAATAGTTTGTTTAGAACTATTATTAAAGTACAACATTAGATCTTTTTAATACTTCTTTTTCAGTTGATTCTTCTTTCTTTTTTTCAAAAACGAACTTCGTTAGTTCTTCTGCCTTCACAGGATCATTCAAATACTCCGACATCCATTTTGTTAAATGTTCTTTGTTCAGTGAAGCTTGAGCTTTCTGCTTCTTCATGTGCAATATCCCACTTTCTCCCAAGTTACAGATTTCTTTTTCATTTTCTTTCATAAACAGAATAATATATTGAGTAAGTTGTTTTTTACGTTTGTTTCGTTCAGCTACAACTTTTCTATGATCTGCTAACTGATCATTTATCATAACCCATTCTTTTACTGCTAATTTAAATTCTTCCGGATTTGGTGCGCAAACTGATTCAGTATCACTCATTTATTATAATATCAATGTTATTTTTTATACTATTTTCCTCATCGTGTTGTATTTCTGTTTTAATATTTATATTTATTGTATCATAAATATAATACAATACTGCATATAATAAAATAATAATAATGTTAACATATTCATTAGTAAGTGATAAATAATCTACTACAGTCGGAACCATTATAGAACAAATATTTAAAATATAAATTCTACCGTTTGTACTGTATTGTAAACATAAAATATATAATATAGGGAATTGTATATTATTAGTAACAGAAATTAACATTATATTCGATTTAACAACAAATTTTGACACAATCAAAAACAAAGGTAATAATAACAAAAAATATTTAATATAATTTTTATATGCACAAATGTTTACACACAGCTGTAAAATAAATAAATAAATATATGATGATTTTTTTATTATTTCGGTTAAAGTATCAGAAATATATAAAAAATTACATACAATAGAATATGAAAATATAATTATAAATTTTTTTGATAATAAATCAAAATATTGAGTGTTGTAGTATGTTTTTGTGTCATTAATTTTAAAATTTAAAATTATTAATATAATATTTAATAAACAACTAATATGAACTAACTGATTTATACTTATTTTGTTTTTAATGTAATTTATTATTATTTCTGATGCGTTGTCAAAAATATTATAAATACTACTTAAAGTAATAAACGGTTTCAAAGAATTTCTATAATTATATTTTATACACATTCCATTCCATACTGTTATATTCATTAGTTGTTTGTATACAAATTTATAACTGTAGTAAATTTGTTTTCTTAAATTTAAATATTTATTACAATATAAAAACAATATTGTGAATACATGCCAAATTATATTACAATAATTATACAATACTTTCGTAATTATAGCACAATATGATAATGCAAAAATAACATTATATAATGAATATAAAAAATCTGCTTTAATAATATCATTAAATATAATTTCATTTATTATTGTTTGAAGAAAAAATACAACTGTAATTATATATATATTTAAATTTGTAAATTTCATACTTAATATACGTAATAAGTTATTATATTTCTTTTTTCCACATATTAATATTTGATTGCTTATCAAGATCTGTTATTTTTTTCTCAATTTCATTTTTATCTTTTTCAAATTTTTTGATTTGATCATCTGTAAGGAAATGAATTTTCATATCCAATAGATAATCAAAATTTTTATCTACAGTATTAAATTTATGAAATTTCAGTTTTTCAATAATTATTTTTTTTACTTGTTTAAATACAATTAATTCTTCGTTTACAATCATATCAATAAATTTTATTTTATTTTGTAAAATGTTTAAATCTCTATTCATATTTTTTAACATATTTTCCTTTCTCATTGTATAGTATTTCAATCGAATTCCAACAAAATCTCTGATTATTTCCTGAGGTGTATTATATTTTTTCATATTACCATTTTCATCAAAAAGATGCATATTTGTTGTTTTCATGTTTTTTGTAAGTTTGAAATCTTTCCATATATCTTTAATTCTTTCTGGAAAATATTTTATAACAAATCGTACAGTTGTGTCAGTACTATGATTTACATATGATTGTACTTTATCATCAAGAATATCTTCAAGAAATGATTTATAATCTTGAGTCCACATTCCAATTGGTAATTCAGTTATTTCAATAACATTGTTTTTTATTTGTGTATATTTACCTTTCACCAAAAATGAATCGTAATTTTCATTTGGTTCAATAGTTCCAGTAAACCCATTATACCAAGGTGTTAATTTAGGCATTTCTTTTCCAGTTAAAACACAATTAATAGAATTTTTAATATCTTCTGGATTAAAACAAGGTATATTACAACTAAATCCAGTTCCAATTCCTTCAGCTCCATTTATTAAAATCAATGGTAATGTAGGCACAAAAAAATCAGGCTCTATAGAAGTTCCATCATCATTTAAATACGTTAGTATTTTATCATCATCGTTATTAAATAGTTTCAAACAAATATTTGTTAATTGACTAAAAATATATCTTGGACTAGCTGCATCTTTCCCGCCTTGTAATCGAGTTCCAAAACCACCATTTGGTTTTAACAAATTATAATTATTTGATCCAACATAATTTTGGGCCATATTTATAATTGTTGACATCATTGAAGCTTCTCCATGATGGTAACATGTTTCAGAACTAATATATCCTGCAAGCTGAGATACTTTTGATTCTTTATTATTTCGTTTTCTCATTGCAAATACAATTTTTCTTTGTGATCTTTTTAATCCATCAATCATATTTGGAATAGAACGATCACAGTCTGCAATTGAAAAGTGAATTAAGTCTTTATTTATAAATTCTGGAAATGTAATTGTTTGTTTTTCTTCTCCGTATTCTATAACTTCATTTCTTACTATACCATCTACAATCCATTTTTTTCGTTTATCTGCATTTTCTTTTTTAAAAGCAAGTAATAAATTTTCTTCACTTTCTTCATCCCAAGAATATTGAACAACATTTCTAGCTAAATCTTTAAAATAATCTTTCGCTTCATCTGCTGTACTTGTACCCAGACCCTTATAATATTTTACATTCCATCCAAAAATTGAATTATGTTCTTTCCATTCTTCAAAATCAGTTTGAGTATAGAATGAAACCATCTGATTTCCTTTCTTAATTTTTAAAATTGGTGTAATCATAGCTGTAAAAATCCCTGTTATATTAACCAATGATGGACATAAATAGTGTAGTGCATTAAATATTAATCCTTTTATATGAGATCCATCATGATCAGCATCAGTTAAAATCAATATTTTTCCGTATCTTAACTCTTTTGCAGATGTATATACTTTATCAGTTTGGATTCCAAGAATTTGCTTCAAGCTATTAATTTCTTCGTTCTCAAGTAATTGTTTAACTGTTGCTTCACGTGCATTTAACAATTTACCTCGCAACGGAAATACACCATATAATTCTCTTCCAACAATACTAAGACCGCTAATTGCAAAAGTTTTAGCTGAATCACCCTCTGTTAAAATCAAAGTACAATCTGCTGAAGAAGAACCACCAGCTTTTGTAGCATCATCTAATTTAGCAATTCCTTTTATTGTCATTTTTTTCTTTCCATCCGTTTTAGATAATTCTCTTTGTTCTTTATGCTTACTCAAAGCCAATGCATCATCTAAAATTCCAAGTTTTGTAATCTTTTTAACAAAATCATCTGTTACTTCAAATCTCGATCCAAAGCTTGCATATTTTGATGTACATTCAGTTTTAGTTTGCGTATTAAATACTGGATTTTCAATAGTACTTTTTACAAAAATACTTAAATGTTCTTTCACAAAATTGCTTTTAATTGTTTGTTTTCCTCTATAATTTTCAATCAGTTTTGAAACAACTCTGCTTGCAACTGATTCTACATGAGATCCACCATCTAAAGTAAAAATCCCATTTACAAATGAAACTTGTTTAAATCCATTTGGAGAATGACATACACAAACTTCCCATCTATTTGTTTTTTCAAAAACTCGATTTGTATCTTTTTTATTTCCAATATATAAATCAACATATTTTTCAAATGATTTAATATTTAATTTTACATCATTATAATATACATTAACTTTATCATTAGTGCAAGCGCATGCATCATATGTTCGTTTTTCAATTAATGCTACTATATTGTCAGTTAGCTTTTCCATTTTAAATTTTTCAAAATCCGGAAAAAATATAAATTTAACATAACCTTTTGCATTTTTACACTTTGTAATTTTTGGCTTATGTACAATACGCATATTATTTTCCCACACTTGATTATATTTTTGATGAGTTTTTATATCAACTATTTCTATTTCAAAACGTGTTGAAAATATATTTGTTAGTTTTGCTCCATACCCATTTCTACCACCAACCGTTCTTTTTTTACTATCATCATAATTTGAACTTGTTAGCAAACTTCCAAAAATCATTTCCGGAATATATACTTGTTCTTTTTCATGAATTTCAATAGGTATTCCCTGACCAGTATTCATGCAAGATATACTCTGATTTTCTATATCTACATTTACTTTAATACAATCTAATAATGGATCTTGTGAACTTTGATCAATTGCATTTACAAGAATTTCATCAAATATTTTATAAAATGCAGGTACGAATTTAACAGATTTTTGTACCATGCTAGTTTTATCATCTGATAAAACCCAATATGATTCAGATGTATGTTCTTCTATTGAACCAACATATGAATCAGGTCTTTTTAATATATGATCTAATGGTGTATATTTTTGATATTTCTCACTCGAAGTCATATTTATATATATACTTTATACAAGTTTTATTCTTTAAGTGAAATTTAATTTAATTTAATTTTACTTTTTCCTAAAATTGCATGATCATTATATTCTGGATATTCTATTAATTTAATATGAGTTGTATGTTCAAATGTATCCCATGACATACCATTTTCTGGACTAAATTTATAATATTTTACTTCAACATCCTTATCGCTATTAAGTGTATATACAATAGATTCAATATTTGAATCCAATACACCAACATTATGACCATTTATTTCAATAATTATATCATTTTTCTTTAATTCTGAGTTTTCTAATTCCTGTGTAATAATCTCACCTCGAACTTTCTTTTTTGCCATATTGATATTATGATGAATAATATCTTGTAATTTTAATTGTTTTGATTGAAAACCTATGTGATACTTTTTAAACGTATTTGCTATTATTTCATTTGATACATGTTTAATATATTTCCCTGTTACACCGCCGCTGCAATCCCGATCCATAAACCAGTTTATCATACCTATTATAAATCCATTTTCGTCTAATATAGGACTTCCAGATGTTCCTTTATTAACATTTACATCAATTACAACAGATTCAAATACTTCATTTGATAAATATTTTTCAAATTTTACATTTCCTATATGACAAATACATTGAGCAGAATCCGCGTGATTTCCTAAAATATAACACACATTTCCCGATTGTGTTTTACAATCATCTGAAAATGATAAATAATTGAAAATATTATTTGATTTTATTTTTAATATTGCTATATCAGTTCGTTTATCTATATCAATTAATGTAGTTTTATAAAGCGTATTATTTTGAAGAACAGTTATGCTTTGTGAATCTAAACAGTTATGCCCAGATGTAATTACATACCCATTTTCATTTATTATAAATCCTGATCCATATGAATAAACATCATTTTTAATATTTGTTATTACTGTTACTATACAATCATTATATTTAATATATATTTCATTTGCTTTCATTATTATAATATTTAATTTTATTAATAAAATTAAACGGTTACTCTACTAATATATCTAACTTTTGTAATTTTTGTTAAATAACGTGCTGATTGAATATCGGTTTGAGCTTCATATAATTCGGTTGTTGATTCTCTAAAATAAAATGTTAATCCACCTGCTTTAGGTTCAATTGCCCATAAATGTCCTAAAATCATTGATTTGTCATTTAATGAATCTCTATCTGGACTTGTAACAGTTGGTATAGTAAGAGTTTGGATTTTATTTTGATATGTAAATACAAGTTCTTTATCTTCATCTTCTGGAATGATTAATTCATTATCATCATCTAATGTGTTATTAATATCCGTTGTATCTGGATACCATATTGACCAATCAGAAACACCTAATTGTCTTTCTTCATAATCTATATTTCCATAATTGTCTCCATCAAATAATTGAGATTCTTCTGGATCATCAAAAGGCGTAATAATTGCTAATATATTATCATTATCATCTTTGATTTCTAATACACCATCGCTTCTTGGATTAAATAATGTTACTTCAGTATTTAATTTTTCAGCAGTGTATTTTTCTGAAATTGAGTTTCTAAAGTAAAAAATCAATGAACCATTTGCAGGTCTTACTGCCCAGAGATTACCTAATATAATTGAATTCGTATTAAGCTCGTCAACACTTAATTCTCCACTTGGAGCCTGCAGAATAACATTTGATAAAATGTTGATTTGTTCATAATAAATTCCATTATTTAAATATGTAAAAACTAAATCTTTATTTGAACCAGCAGTTTGTGATGATGGATACCATATTGACCATTTATCATTAATTATTTTCTCTTTTCTATTTTGTTTGAAATCAGATGATGCGACAGTGTCCATTACTGCTCCAATACTTGATATAATTTCATTACTTTGATCACGAACTTCCATTCTATCTTCTGAAGATACAGTAAATACCGATGGTTCAATTATTTCGTCGGATACTGAAATATTACTATCACTAAATACAATTGGACCAACACCTAGAGACGATAATGTCATTATAGTATTTTTATCAGTATCACCAGATTCATCTTCAAATAATATATTAAAATCAACTGTTACTTTAACATCAGATACAGTTGTTCCTGTAATAATATAACCGACTTGTTTTACACACATTCCTACTATTTTTCTTTGGAAACCATTAATTAGTTTTACAAATGATGAATTAAATGTATTAAAATCTGAATCATTTGTGTAAATCCAATTACTAACATCACCAGTTACCATCAATGATTCTCCATTTGCTAATGTAAATAATGCATTATTATTATTATTTACTTTCCATGAAGCACCTGCGCCAAATATTGAAGTTATGTCATTCAATTCACTTGTTACTTTTGCAAATGTATAAATAGCTGATTGTGGAACTTGTGGAAGGTCTCTTCCATAATTTGTTTCATCAACAATATTAAACATTTCACCTTGCACTGGACTATCCATATGAATTTTATAACCTTTTGTTCTTTCCATATTAAATGGTAAATCAAGAACACCGTTTTCAATTGTTGAAAAATTCTTTTGACCTTTAATGTAATCAGCATTTTGTAAAATTGTTGAACTTAAAATTTGACTTACTGGTTTAGATCCTTTAAATGGATAGCCTATCCAATTCCACTGCTCACTAAGATATAATGGAATATTTTCGGTTAAAGGATATGCGTCATAAATCCAGGTAGTATCAGTTGTCATGAATAATTTGTATGATCTGAATGTTTGTAAAGTATATGCATTTGATGTAATATCAAGAGTACCAATCCAGTTTCCATCTTCATCTCGTTTTGCAAAATGTCCTTGTGTTTTTATTTGTGAAATAGCTTCAAGCACTTGTGGTCTTTTACCTTTATTTGTTAAAATATCACTAATTGAACGTATTGTATTATCATCCTTAGATTCTGTATTTGTTAAATAATTTGAAAACCATGTCCAGCCTGCACCTAAAAATTTATTTGCTCTTCCAACATTAATAACAAATTCTCTGTATTCATCATTTACAAATACAAAATCTGCGTCAGGAGAAAGATCATAAATCATATTTTTTGAGTAAGGCCCATTATCAGTTTGTTTAACTACACTTAGTGACATATCTGCTTCGGTTAAAGTGTTACTATAAACCATGATAAATGCTTTTCTGTCAGGTCTAACAATTGATAAACCTCGAAGCTGTCCATTTACATCACTTGCTAAAATAATATCATCTTCATCAAGAACATGTAATGCATTAAATTTTACTTGAATACCCATTCCCGCATTATACTCGTATTGAGTATAATCAAATGTAAAATTCAAAGCATTAGGTTCTTTGTAGCTCATTTTTACATTTAATGGTTTAGTTATCAAACGTTGAACTGCTGTACTTGCAGTTAATGAATTGATTTTAGTTTCAATTTCAGTTTTATCAGAGATTTGTAATACAACTGGTTTCTTTTCAGTACCATAACCATCTTCATTAAAATTTTTACATTTGTAATCTTCACAATTTAAGTTAAAAATTGTTTTGTTGGCGCTATTATAGTATTTATAAGCAATTGTATTACTATTATGATCTCCAGAATATACCAAAAATGGTAATTTACTAACATTCCCATCCATTTCATTCCATCCAACTACATAATTTGAAAGTTTTGCAAAATTTTCATTATTAAATAGAGAATCATCAACTGCAAATACAATATCACCTTTTCTTGTTATTTGTTTAGTTCCTGAATTACTTTTAATTTCAACAAACATACCCATATTTGTGTATTGTTCATGTCTGTTTGGTGTTTGTTTCACTGGCTCATCGGTTGTTCTTTTAACGCTTGTTTTCACTTCGCTTGTTGCTAATTTACGGAGAGTATCAATTGGATACACAGCTTGACGTAATCCTGAACCAGCTGTAACTGGAACGGTTGTATCTTCATCTGTATCTTCAGATGTATCTTCAGAGGTATTATCAGGTTCATCTTGAGAAATATTTCCTTGATTCAGAAACCAACCAGATGAACCACTTGTTGATGTATCTGCATCTTGATATACTAAAAGGGGATTATCACCAATATAAAGAAGTCCATCTCCATTTTTTGGTGTTCCATTTGGAATTAATTTAATATTATTGAATGCGGCGTTTTGAACCCTTTCAGCCATGTTTAATGTATATAAATATTTTTATTATGTTACATTAATCTATTC